TTAGTCGATAAAAACTAGCAAATCAATCAAAATTAAGGTTAATCTGTAGTACATGAGTGTAAAAACAAGAGAAAATCTAACATTAAGGTGGGCACAGGGGGAGGTGTTCAATGCAAAAAACAGATTTAGGGTACTGGTGGCTGGCAGAAGATTTGGAAAATCCTATTTATCCTGTATCGAACTTGTAAATGCTGCGATCAAACGACCAGGCGAGACATATTTCTACTGTGCCCCTACATATCGCATGGCAAAAGACATTGCATGGAAAGAATTAAAGAAACTCGTACCAAGAGAATGGATACAGTCAAAAAACGAAACAGATTTAAAAATCGAACTGATAAACGGCTCACTTATTGAGTTGAAGGGAACAGAAAATGCAACCACGCTTAGAGGTCGAAGTTTAGCTGGTGTTGTATTAGATGAAGCAGCCTTTATGGATTCCGATGTATGGTTCCAGGTTATAAGACCAGCCCTAGCGGATAAACAGGGTTGGGCACTTTTCATTTCAACACCCGATGGCACGGCAAGCTGGTTTTATGATTTATGGTGTTACGTTCCAGAAGATCCCACAGGAGATTGGAAAAGATGGAGTTTTACCACGATAGACGGGGGGAATGTTCCAGCAGAGGAAGTCGAGGCTGCGAAGGCCCAATTAGATAGCAGAACATTTAAGCAGGAGTTTGAGGCAAGTTTTGAAAATCTTACGGGATTGGTTGCTGTTAGTTTCAGCGATGACAATATCAGTTCTGAAGTCCAGGATTTACAGATGTTACCTTTAATTTTGGGTTTAGATTTTAACGTTGACCCTATGGCAGGGATTTGTGCGGTCAAGCATAATGACTGTCTTTATGTATTTGACGAGATTATGTTGACGGGCGGGGCAACAACTTGGGATTTTGCGGAGGAAGTTATAAGAAGGTATGGGGTAGATCGAAGAGTCATTGCTTGTCCTGACCCAACGGGTAGTGCGAGAAAAACAAGTGGAGTCGGAGTTACGGACCACAATATTCTTAGAAGGAGTGGATTTACAGTTATGAGTCCAAGATCCCCCTGGAAAATCAGGGATAAAATTACTTCTATTAATACAGCTTTGTACGATGCAAATGGAGATCGAAGAACATTTATCCACCCACGTTGTAAAGAATTAATAAAAGCATTGCGAACTTTAACTTACGCACCGAATACTGGATTACCAAATAAAAACTTAGGAGTAGACCATGCGTTTGATGCTTTTGGATACTTGTGTCTCCAGCAATTCAACCTTGCAAAACCAGAGACATTAGGTCAAACTTCGTTTAGAATATACTAAGAACTACCTAATTCTTATCATGTACCATTCTACGACTAAGAAAAAGAAGAAGAAAAAGAAGGGAGGAAAGAAAAGATGCGGTTGTGGTTGTAGATAATGGGTAAATTATGTGCTAGAGGTAAAGCAGCAGCAAAACGTAAGTTTAAGGTTTACCCTTCGGCTTACGCCAATGCTTATGCTGTAAAAGTATGTAAGGGAGATGTAAAAGGACCAGACGGCAAAAAAAGAACTGCCTCTGGTTATAGTAAGAGCAAGAAAAAGACTACGAGGAAAAAACGTGGCAAGGCATAGTGGTCTTAAACGCTGGTTTAAGGAAAAGTGGGTAGATGTAAAAACTGGCAAACCTTGTGGCCGTCAAAAAGGCGAAAAGCGAGGTTATCCAGCTTGTAGACCAAGTAAACGTGTATCAAGTAAGACACCTAAGACTACTGGAGAAATGTCAAGTAGTGAAAAAGCAAGATTTAAACGTGCTAAAACAGGAAGTAAGAAGATAACATATCAGCATAGACGCAAAAAAACCAAAAAAAGGAGCTAAAAAATGGCAAAATCTCATGCAATGGCAAGATGTCAAGGTTATATAGCTTCTGTACGCAAGGGAAAGAAGAAAAAAACTACAAAAAAATCAACTAAAAAGAAAAAATGACTGTGAAAGTTGCGGTTTCAAGGTAAGATAGTCGTATAAGTAAAATTTTTAGTAAATCATGGCATTTTTTCGTGGTGAAGAAGGCTCTGTTTCTTTTGATAATGGGTCTGGATCAGTTGGAGCTATAGCTTCTACTACATCTTGGACATTAGATGTAGTGAAAGACACTTTAGAAACGACTGCTCATGGAGCAACCTCAAGAAGTTTTGTAGGAAGTTTAATAACAGCTACGGGAACTGTCGATCTTCTTTATACAGCTACATCTGGAGATGACACTGCTGAAATTATCACAGATGTACTAACTGCTGAAGATCCAGGAGATGCTACTTTTAACCTATTTTTAGATACTGGTGGATCAAAAAAATTAAGTTTCAATGGAATTATTACAGGAACTTCATATAGCTCAACTGTTGGAGATGTTTCAACTGTATCAGTAAGTTTTCAAACCACTGGTGCTATTACTTCTGCCGTCTAATGCCTAAAAAATCTTATTCAGCAAAGCAACGTAAACTCGCTGCTGTTGCCCCACCACGGGATAAGATTACTGCTGCTGACCTTAAAAAGCTACGTTCCAAGAAAAAGAGGAAGAAAAAATGAAAATGCTAACTCAAAGACAGGAAGATGCTTTAGCCAGGCATAAGAAAAAGGGTACTCATACCAGGAAGCACATGGAAGAGATGAAAAAACTAATGTTAAAAGGTAAAACTTTTACTGAGGCTCACAAGCTGACGATGAAAAAGGTAGGTAAATAATGGCTAAACGCAGAGGAGTTAGTTTATCTGTAGGAAGAGGCGAAAAGTCTAAGAAGGGAGGACTGACTGCGAAAGGAAGAGCTAAATATAATCGTGCCACAGGAAGTAATTTACAAGCACCTGTTACTGAAAAGAATCCAACAGGAAAGAGAGCAGCGAGAAGAAAATCCTTTTGTGCTCGCATGAAAGGAGTAAAGGGTCCGATGAAAGACAGTAAGGGCAGACCAACCAGAAAAGCATTAGCATTAAAAAGGTGGAGGTGTTAACTAATGACTTATTCAATTCCTGGAGATTACAGAACAAAGGTACAGACCTCTACGACCATTAACGATATAGACAGTCCTTTTACTCGCACGAGGGCTGTCCTTGACATGATGAAAGGTTGGGAAATAATGAAGGCGGTTACTGAGGGAACAGAGTATCTTAGAGAAAATAGTGAAGCATTTTTACCATTAGAACCAAGAGAAGATTATACGGCTTACATGGCAAGAGTAAATCGTGCTGTATTTTCTCCTTTTACACAAAGATTAATTAGAGCAGCTACGGGTCTTGTATTAAGAAAACCAATAACATTAACAGGCGATCCATACTGGACTGAAACTTTTAAGATGGATGTTGATGGTTGTGGCTCTGATTTAGATGAATATGCAAGAAGAATATTAATGTGTTCTCTTACTTATGGTCAAAGTCATATTCTTGTGGATTATCCAGCACCTTCTGGTGCATTAAGTTTGGCAGAAGAAAGATCACAAAATCGTAGACCATACTGGATTGAAGTAGATCCTACAAATCTTTTAGGTTGGAGACTTGATAGAGAATCTAATTATGGAAATCTTATACAGGCGAGAATTGCAGAAAAGGCTGTATTACCTGACGGAGATTTCGGAGAAAAAGTATTTGAACAGGTAAGAGTTATTGAGCCTGGTAGTTATAGAGTTTTTCGTAAAAAAGATCAAGTTGATGCTATGTATGACGTTGATGATAATTCTTACATGGGTGAATTTAGTACAGGAACAACTGGAGAAGATTACAAATTAGCTGAATCAGGTACTTTTTCTCTTGGTGAAATACCTTTAGTTACTATTTATTCTGGAAAAACAGAAAATTTAGTTAGTAAACCACCTTTACTTGATATTGCTTATCTAAATCTTGCACATTTTCAAAGACAGGCTGATCTGATTCATAGTTTGCACGTTGCATCTCAACCAATGCTTGTAATGGAAGGATATGACGATCAAACAAAAGATTTAGCTATATCTGTTAACTATGCGATGGCAACTCAACCAGGTAATAAAATTTACTATGTAGAGCCAGCTTCTAGTGCTTTTGATGCTCAATCTGCCGAGATAAAGGAGTTGCAGATGCAAATGGCAACACTTGGAATCAGTACATTATCACAACAGAAGTTTGTGGCTGAATCTGCTGACGCAAGACGTTTAGATCGTGTTGATACAAACTCGATGCTTGCAATGGTTTCTATGGAATTAGAACAAAAGCTACAAAAATGTTTTAATTTTTCTGCTGAATATGTAGGAATCGAGCCACCAGAGGTAAAAATTAGTAGAGACTTTGATATTGAAAGGCTTATTGGTCAGGATATTACAGCCCTAAATTCACTATTTGAGCAACAGGTAATAGATAGGGAAGAATTTAGAGATATTTTGGTTCAAGGTGAAGTTTTACCAAACGCAAATGAGGTCAAATCTGAATAGTCTGCTACAATAGTAGATAAATATACATATTT